GGGAAAGACTTCTAATATTTCCCGCCAACGGGGATTCTATGTTCTTCTTCGTTGGAAACTTCTTAGGAAATCCGTGTACATAGCCGTCTAATACAGAGATTGTATTCTTCCTGTCCTTTGCCAAAGAAGTAACCAATGGGTTGCCAATAAAGCCAGCGCCCCCCGGTCACTAATATCCTCATTACTCCTCCAAAAGATGCAATTTCCCATAGTAAATATAAATCATTTTCCTAATTTTTTCAAGCCGTTTTGAGGTCCAGAGCAGTAAGTCTGTCTAACATTAAGTCTCCCACCTTGTCCCAGGTAAAGTTCTCTTCTATCCTTTGACGGGCCTTCTCACCTTTTCTGGCGGCCTCGTCTCTATTGTCATAGGCGTGGCGCATCAGCTTCATAGCTTGTTCCATGTCGGGCTCGCACCATAGCTGATCTCCTCTATAATAGGGGGACCACGTCATGCCTGTCACAGGACAGAGGGTGTAATCTACTAGATAACTATTTTCCTCGTTAAGAAAATCTGTTTGGCCCCCATAACTAGGAGTAATCACTGGGTTGCCGCAGGCAGCGGCTTCAAAATGGGGCAGGCCCCAACCCTCAGATCTCTGTAAGAGCACAAAACAATCCCCTCTATTGTGAAGAGCAAGAATACCCTCTCTACTCATATTCTCAACAATTAACATGATCTTAGGATAGTTGTCTAAATGAATATACTTCCTGAAATCCAATATCAATTTCTTAACGGCCTCTAAATCGTCATCCTGGTTCCTATTGTAGGTTTTAACAATAAGAACCACGTCGTCAATGCCACTAAAGGTAGCATTGTAAGCAGCTAGCAGGCCGTAAGGATTCTTTCTTTCTTGCCATTGGAAAATAGAGTAAAAGACATACGCATTTGGGGAAATGCCCTCTAAATTAAACTTCTGTATCTCGTCTAAGTTGGGAACATCAATAGCGTGTGGGATCTTATAGAGAGGAACAGTTACTCCCGAGTCTCGGAATACTTGCATATTCCACTCACTGGGTACCCACACCTCATCTACTTTATTACATGCTTGGGCCCAGCTAGGGGCTATCTTACTGGTCTCCCACACGGTGTACCCAATGATATACTTATTCCTCTCGAACTGGGTCCAACGTTCCCACAAATCAGGAGTGCTGTGAACGATTATCTTATCATATTGTATCTCAGCGTTCACCAAGCTCTGCAGTATCTTACCATCTTCTCCCAATTCAGGACGAGCTGTCTCAAAACTGATAGGGGCTAGAGTTACAGGATAGCCTTTCTTATGGAGAGACAGCACGTAATTACGAGCAGCCTCAGCATAGCCACTACCATCAAAAACCGGCCCGATGTACTTTACCCCGCCCATTTACAGCATTTCTCCCTTAAGTACAGGAAGAGCAAGATCTAGATCCGCAATTTCCTGTGGACCAGCAGTCCCAGCAGTGATTTCATCAAACAGCTTTACCCACTGAGGATTGATTTGCTTATCCCAAATCAATGTGCTGTGTACCATTTTGTAGGCAGCTTCGGCCCGCGTAGCCGCCTCTTCTTTATTGTCATGCACCATGATTAATTGTTTCACCACATCATAAATGTGGGCCGTGGGTCGCGGGATCTCATTGTCATGGGGAAGGACAGTAATGTGATCCATATCTCCACCACTCTTAAATGGGAACCCGGTTTCTTCAGTAATGTACTCACCTAAACAAGTATTGATTGGGTACACTACCGGTGTCTTACAGGCCATGGCCTCAGTCCAGGACAAACCCCATCCCTCACCAACGGTAGTGCTAATAAGACAGTCACTAGCATTGTACAACAAATTGAGGACTTCTAAGGGAAAACCGGCCGACGGAGTAAATTTCTGTGGAAGAATCACATCTTCTTTAACGCTAAGACCGAAACAATTGATTACTTCAGGAAGATTCCAACCCTGATCCTGCGCTGCCATGTGCAAATATAGAACACTGTTCGGCCTTTCCTTTTTAAATTCGATGAACGCCCTGATAGTAGCAGGGATATCCTTTCTCTGTTGATTACGGTTTACATTTGTAATGATAAACTTATCAGAAAGCGGCCCAAAATACTGATCCCTGAAGGCTTTCACCTGCTCCTTAGGAACAGGGAAGAACACCTCGGGATTGACGCCATGAGGAATAACTCTAAGGCGATCTTCTATTTCCGGTAGCTTCTCTATAGACTGTTCTCTACCAAATTGAGTATAGGTAACTGGAAAGTCTACGGAATTTGCTGCTTTAATCCAAGCCTCTTTGGGAATACCATCGATAGGATAGTAATAAATACTCTTGAAATCTTTACCAGCTTTCTTTAGGTTTCCCAACATCTCCGGAATAAAATCCAAAATGAAAGTATCCTGGAGGAAGAACAAATAATCATACTTTAGATTGGGATCAAGAAGATGCTGATTAAGTCTTTTTCTTCCATAAGGATCCCTATCCGAGTTAACAGCCATGGGCCAGATTTTGAAGGGATAGTTATGGGGGTCTCCCCAGTAATTTATCCCTAAGATATCAACCTCATAGCGGCCAGAATTGTGCAAGGCTGGAAGAATGTTACGGGAAACCTGCCCAAAACCAGTAGCGCATGTTGGGGAGTCTCCGTAAAATATTATCTTCTTTTTCTTAACCGGTTTACCTTGCGGATTTATTCTGTTGAGGAAATTCTTCTCCGCCATTATCGTCTCCTTTTATTAATAAGAAGGCTCTCTTTATTATCCTTCTTGGAACATCAACTATATCACCGTGTTTATCTTTAACATAGATCTTGTACTGAGTAAATCTATCCACCTTACCAAAGACCTTCAAGCCGTCTTGTAGCTCTATCCCTATAAAAGGATTACCCAGCGCTTGCAGCTGTGCTCGTGTCTTGGTCAGCTGTTTCATTTTCCTCAACCTTTACTGCCCTAGTCTTAAAGACTGGGGCGTTATAACTTACCTTAGCTACCTTAGCTAAGGCTGGCTTAAGATCAGGACGATTCTTTACATACTTATCTAATCGGGCCTTGTGAACAGATAAGACTTCAAATAGATCTTCCTGAGGGATGATTTCCATTACCTCTTCTATGTTATAGTTGGTTCTAGCAGCCTGGGTGGTGTAAAGCACTTTACCGTCGGCTGCGATATCTTCACCGCGCATCATGCGCTGGTTGGCAATCATCTTAAGTTCTCGTTGCCTGTTCTCTATGATAGACTTCTTACTAGCGATGTCGGTCCAGTGCTCCAAAAATTCCCCATCTTTCATGCTGGTCAGGGGAGTAAGCGTCCGCTTATCTAGGGTGTTGTCTAAGAACTGTGCGTAAGCTGGGCAGTAATCATTATAATCACACCACCCGCACAGGGTATTGATCCTACCCGTAGCTTCCTCCGGCTCTAGGTTACCCATCTGAGTCCAGAGACTAACAAGAAAATCCCTAAAATCTTGGCGCTGTTCTTCAGTACGATAGGAAGATACTTTCTTATTTATCCTTACATAGTCAAGAATGAGTACCCTGTTCTTATATTGTGGCCACTTAATACTGGCGGCCAAATCATACATGGACAGCTGGATATCTGTGTCTAGCTCGAATGTATTCAGGGCATTTCGGGCTGTCTTATAGTCAATGATAGCGATGGTATCCTCGTTTAGCTCGACCACCTTGTCGATAGCACCTACGATAGGAATTCCATCCGGGGTCTCCATTTTGAAAAACCCTTCTGCCGCAATAACCTTTTCGGAAGGGTCATAACGGTCAATATATTCCGTTACCATTGTTCTACCATCACTATAGAAACTCATGTTTTCTAAACCCTCGCTGGTAGCGGAGTTCATGAAGGTGGCCAACGCAAACTCATAGTCGCTCGCGTCTGGAAAACTTTTCTTCTTCAGCATTCTGAGCGTGAACTGCTCTAAAGCCTCGTGGACTGCGATTCCGATCTTAGCATGGTCATTCTTTATGGAAGGAATGTCCCTGTTATATCGAAACGTTACCTTTAGTTGACACTGAAGGAAGTCCTTAATACCTGTAGCAGATAGTCCTCTAAGTTTCATCTGTTTCCTCCTCCTCTAGGTCGTCTGTTTCCCATTTTTCTATGAGCGACCTGAGTTCTTGTGCGTGTTCATCTTTCTGAAATAACGGACACCGCTTACAATAATTATTTTCCTTCCAGAATTTGTTCATAGCACAAACTGAAAGGGTAAGCATGTGGTCATTATACCAGCAGATGACACGCTTGTCTGATGCCTGCTGAAGTATTTCTGGTACTATATGTCCCTGAAAATATTTATAATCTTTACTATTACTGAAGGTTGCGCCTTTTCGTTTTTTCTCTGGGGTAATATACTCCGGAGGTTTACTTCCGGGTTTTCTTCTTATCGCCCTTCTTTTCAAGCCTCTGTTTCTCACGATAACCCCATGACAACGCCATTGCGTCAGTTATATCGTTATGCTTATTAAAAGTCCAGTCATCTAAATCATATTTCTCCACGAAGAAATCAAAGACGTCCTGTTTAGTAACCTTCTCTCCGCTTCTTCCACAACAATACTTCCTTGCCATGGTAGCGGTGATGATCTCTGTTTGGATTCCCTTACTCTCACACAGCTCCTGGGCTACGCCCGCAAACTTAACCAGCGCTTTCAAGGTATGGATGCTACCAAAACCGGGACGGTAATACGCATCTTCGATAACCACAAGATCCGGATTGTATTTGGAAAGTAAGTAGTCTAACTCTATTCTAAAGACGACCAACTTCTCCTCAAAAGATGCCTTGGGATCGGGGGAGATTATACCACATGAACGTTTAGCAATGAACCACCCCGTTGACCTTGTAGAAACATCCAATCCTAATATTTTCATTTAGACAGCAGCTCCTTTAAGGCTCCCTTCTCTTCATCCGACAGCTTACTAAGGTCTGGGTTTTGGACTTGGACTCCTATAAAAACGTCTCCCGGAGGGCCCCCATTAAATCCTTCTCCGCCCTTACCAGAAATACGGAGAGTTGCTCCATTAGAAATACCTTCAGGAATAACTACTCCAAGCGTTTTCTCTTCTTCTACGTAGGTTAGACCCTTACATTGGGAGCATACAGTTTTAATACTCTTTCCCTGACCCCCACAAGCACCACAGGTCTGCTGCATAACCACGCCCGGGCGCTGTTGTATTTTCATTCCTTGCCCATTACAAGCTCCGCACACCTCAAAATCTGTGCCCCCATGTCCTTTGCAGTTGCTACAGCCAGAAAGAGTCTTGTATTTAACAGGAAGATTAGTACCGAATAAGGAATCCATTAAAGAAATCTGTACTGCCATCTTAATAGTCTGACCCTTCCTTGCTGTTGGTTGGTGCGGGGCCCTATGAACATTAAACCCAAAGCGGCTGGCTATATCAAACGGGTCTCCCGTGGTACCATAGTTAAATGAATTACCTTGGGGAGAGCCTGTCGCATCATAATTTTTGCGCTGCTCTTCATCAGAAAGAACAGAATAAGCCTCGGAGATCTCTTTAAATTTCTCCTCGGCTTCCTTCTGTTTTTCTTCTTCCTGGTGCTTGTCTGGATGCCACTCGTGGGCTAAGGCCCTATAGGCCTTCTTAATACCCCCAGCGTCGGCATTCCTGTCCACACCTAGAATTTCGTAGTAATCTTTAGCCATTATCCTTTACCGTTGCCGACTCACCACAGTGGGCACATAAATATACTACCGCATCGTCTTGAACTACAAGGTTGGTTACCTTGTAATCACAATTAAAACAATAAGGATAGTCTTCCTGTCCCATTACAATACTTCCCTGGTAGTCGGTTCGACCACAACGCCCTCTATCACTTCTCCGTAGATCGTGATTTCATTATCACTAATCTCCAGCGTTGTTACATTGAAAGCCTGATTGACTTCCAGCTGAGGATAGAGCTTATGGGCAAACAAGATGCGGGGAATCTCCCATAAAGACAACATGTTATCACCAAACACGAGAAACTCATCGTCTCCTACAATCTTGACGCCTTCGGTCAGCTCTCCCGGTTGCAAATGTTCACTGATCAAGCCCTCGTTAGGGATCTTGATCTCCATTCTCTTCTTTAGCTCCCACACATACTCTCGTGCAGGCAACAAAATCAAACCCGGAGCTACGCCTACTACCTGGTTCATCTTACGCCTCCGCTGCGACCGGGACAAAGTTAGTCACGATAGCATCAGTGAAGACACGCTTGGTGCCATCCGGGGCATCCCAGCTTCTCTCCTCCATGTGTCCGGAAACCTCTATGTCTGTGCCTTCGGGAAGTGCGCCTAGATCGTCAGCTAGTTCATTCCAAGCAGTAATCTTGACATAAGACTTCCTAGGAGTCTCTGGATCATCCTCACGGAAATAAGGGATAACTACCTTACACTTAAATAGGCTGGAATCATTAATTCCTACCTTCTTGAGTTCCGGCCACTTGATTTCACCCTTGAGATAGAAAGTATTCTCTCCCGTCTCGACTTCTACAGTCTCTACGCCCTCAACTATAATCTCTGTAGATGAACGTCTCTGTCCATCTCTAGTGTTGTAGGAGCGCTCCTGAATGCGTCCGGATACTTTAACACGTGACTTGGGAGGCAGGGTGTTGAAATACTCTGCGAAATCTTCCCATGCCACAATTCTCATATAGGCACTATTCGGGTCACCCGCGCGGTCAACGACCGGAATCCGGATCTTAGCCTTGTAAAGGGCCTTTCCACTCTGCGTGTACTTAAGCTCTGGCCAGCATAGCTCGCCCTGTAATACTACGTTGTTGATACCTTCTTGCATTTTATTCTCCTGTGAAATAGATTTCTAAATCTTCTTTAGTAAGGTACTTTGGATCCTTGCCATCTGGCAGGTCGATTACCTGCAGGTTTAATCCTTTCTCTAGCATCTTTACTAGTCTAGGGACACCCTCTCTTCCAGCAGTATCTGGATCCAGCATTATTATCACATTCTCTGCATATTTCAAAATCAATTTAGCCTGGTTAGGTACAATATCGGTGCCCATGATGGCTACTACATTGTACACTCCCAATCTACATAAGGCCCAAACATCTACGAACCCCTCTACTATTATCAGAGTTCTAACTTCACCTACATAGTGCTTCGCAACATGCAGGTTATAAAGAGTTTCCCCTTTGGGTACATTCTTAAGAAGTACATACTTTGGGTCTTCATCAGAATCGGTGCGGCGCATACTTACAGTAAGCAACTCGCCCTCTTCATTACGTATGGGTATAGTTTCCCTGTGAATTCCTCGGGAATCTGTTGTACCCCCCACCTCGTAAAAGTCCAGTATCTCTTTTGGAAATCCACGATCAGAAAAGTAATCGGATCGCTTACCTTCAAACTCTGCAAGGACTCCCTCAGCTGCTGCGCTTGTAACAGGGGCACGTTTATTTCTATCTATCTCTACGCGCATCTCCTGTTTTTGTTTTAACCTAAGAAATTCTTCTGAAAGCTGTGCTTGATTGTTGAGGTCCACTCCGGCCATGTCGGCCAGCAGCTGGACACTCTCCATGAAATTCTTACCTGTGGTCTTCTGGACCAAGCCTATTAGATCTCGATCCTTCTCTCCCTCACAATGTCGGGTGTAGCAACACCACGTTTTGTTCTCTAAGTTAAAACGAAAAGCAGTAAAATTGTCACCACCATGAACCTTACAAGGGCCTCTCAATTCCTTTGGGCCCCTCTTAATAATGTTGAAACCCAAATATCCCAATACAGACTCTGGGTCAACAAGGTTTTTAATATTGGTAACCGTTTCCTGATTAACCTTCATTCGTGGCGGCCTTGATCTGGTCGAAAATCACACCAACAATAACTGGGATGCCCTTATCATTAATGTCTGGGATTCCAGCTACGCCGGCGTCTCTCAACCGCTGTAATTCTGACTGCACTAGCTCTGTGATCTCATCCTGTACGTCAGCAAACTCAACGTTGGTAGGATCAGAGACAGTCTCCTGAAGCTTAGTTACTACATTAGAAACTATAACCAGGAAGTCGTGTGCATCAAACTTGTTTGGATTATCCTTTACTCTACTGGCCAAGATCTTCAATATTCCGGGAAGGTACTTTAGGACTTGATTAGTCACTTCCTTGACTCTAGCATTAGTAAAATAGAAGTAAAGGAAAGTTCCCATTCCACCCACCATTCCTACGAGCTTGGCGATATCTAAGAGTTGCTGTAGATCCATTACTCTTCCTCCTCGGATTCCATAGGCCTGAGGTCTGAAACTTGAACTTCAGCTTCTCTCATGGTCAGGGTCTTCTTACGGAAGTGAATATCCAACCCTGCAAAGTTGGTTCCTCCGGCTCTTGTGTCTAGAATTTGAAGCCTATGGCTACCCATTTTAATAACTTGCTCACTGCCGAATTCGTCTGCTAACGCCTCTCGCTCCTTCTTGGTTTTGGCCGACAACCCCAGGAGGGTGTTGGCATACCTAAGGATTCTATCAGAATCTGCGAATTCAGAAGCGGTAATGTGCCCCTTATTGGCACCTAGCCGCCCGATCTGGGCGGCCGTAAAGACAGGGATGTTTAGTTGCCCTGCTAAGTTCTTGAGAGCAACGCATAGATATCCCAATGCCTGATGCTCTTTCACATTTCCTATGTGCTGTAGATCCGAGTCCGGAAGTTTGATATAATCAAACATCAAACAGCCGATCCCATACTGATGGTGATACTTTCTAGTAACAGAAGAGATGGCTTCCGCAGTAAAGTCCGGGTAATACTTATGTAGAATCATGCCTTGTGATGCGCATCTCTTCGCCTCTTCCACTGCCTCTCTGTCTGCTTCATTATTGTAGAACGTCCCGTTCTTGATGTCTCTTTCATCAACACCGGATAGAATAGAAACCAAGCGCATTCTCTGCTCTCTAATATTCATCTCTGTATCAATATACAGGACGGGAACACCTGTGCGACATGCAATGTTGATCGCAGAGTTTAGAAGAAAGGTAGACTTTCCTACCTTGGGGCGGGCTCCCAATACCGTAAGCGTTCCAGGCTCCAGTCCATTGATTGCTTCGTCCAATCTCGCAAAGCCTGTGTTGAGTCCTCTAACAGTGGTGGGATTCTGGATTACTTCTTCCAGCATTTCCTCCAAACCATCCGCTAGGTTCTCAGCCTCCGTGCCGCGCTCAGAATTGACGGCAATCTCTAGGAATTTATTCTGGCTAAAGTCCACTAGGTCTGCTGCGGTGAGGGATTCTCCCGTAAGAGATTTATTCTTCTCCGTTTCGGCTGAAATCTCATTCGCTGCGAGAAAGATTTGATATTTAGTACTGGCGTCAGCCACCCTATCAATATAGAACATAATGTTAGTAGGATCTATACTTTTCTCAAATAGAGAACTAACGTATTCATATCCCCCAATATTCTCTTCTACTTTGAGAACACTGGCCTGGCTCATGACGGCGGCCAGGTCTATGGTCATCACCTCTGACCTCATAAGGGTCTTGATGATAGTCCATAGAACTTTATGATGAGATTTCAGGAAGTCCTGCTCAGTGAGCTTGGCCTCAACCTCAAAATAATTAGTAACATCTTTAAAAACGCAGGCAAGAACAGCTGCCTCGTTTCCCGGATGCGCAAATTTAGATTTAGTTTCCTCTGTCTGCATTAACCCCGTTCCCTACTAGTATAATGCCGCTCCTCGGCCTGTCTTCTGATCTCAGACTTGAATGCATTAATAAGCTCTGTAATAGGCTTATCAAGGCCATCCAATAAATCTCTTTCAGCTGCGGCTTCATCATATTCTAATTCTAATTCTTGAAGCTCTACACTGGAAGCAATGGCATTGGCTTCTCTTT